CTGATCGATTATGGAATAAATTATCAACAGCTGAAAAAGAGGTAGGTGGTATACCTAACTCAAGTGAAGATATTAAACAAGCTCATGCTGCTGCAATAGAAAGTTACATACAACAGCATGTAGGTTTAACACAAGAAGGACAATATGGTAATATATCATTTAATACAACTTTAAATGATTGGGCTAGATTTGATATTAATAATAGAACAAAGTTTGATGCTACTATTAGTTCAGGTTTAGCAATTATGGCTTGTAATAAAAATTTATATAGGCCTAGTCCTAAAAGAGAAAACTCAACAATTAATTTTGGTTTTTCCAAATATAACAATAAAGGTATGTTATCAAAAATAGTAACTAATGATTAAAACAAAAGTAAAAAAATCTAGTTTTCCTAGCCAGGCAGTGCCTGACGCTGAGAAGTCTAGCCCTGAATATGGCAAAGCGGTTGCTAACGCTATAGAACAAGAGTGGTTTAAAAGCGACCGTGGAACTGATCGCTATTATGATACTCAACAAAAATACCACGAGCTGAGACTATATGCTAGAGGTGAGCAGTCAATACAAAAATACAAAGATGAATTATCTATAAATGGTGATTTGTCATATCTTAATTTAGACTGGAAACCTGTACCTATTATACCTAAATTTGTAGATATTGTTGTTAATGGAATACAAGAAAGAACTTATGATATAAAAGCATTTTCAATTGATCCTGTTGCTGCACAAGACAGAACTGATTATATAAAAAATATGCAAGAGGATATGAAGTTTAAATCATTTAAACTTAATGTTCAAGCTCAAACAGGTATAAATTCTTTTAAAAATAATCCTGAAGAATTACCTCGAAATGATGAAGAGCTTTCCGTGCACATGCAATTAAACTATAAACAGTCAATTGAAATAGCAGAAGAAGAAGCGTTAGACAATGTAATGTCTCTTAATAAATATGATTTTATAAAGAAAAGAATTGATTATGATTTAGCTGTTATTGGTATTGCTTGCCTTAAAAATAGCTTTAATAAAGCTGAAGGGATAAAAATTGATTATGTTGATCCAGCTAATATAGTTTATTCTTATAGTGATGATCCGTATTTTGAAGATTTATATTATGTTGGTGAAGTAAAAAGAGTATTAATAAAAGATCTTATTAAGCAATATCCCGAGTTAACAGAAGAGCAAATAAAAGAATTAGAGGATAAATACGAAAATCAACAAAATGATAAATACGTATATTATCCAGAAGATGCTAGTGATAAAGCATATGTAAACGTGTTGTATTTTGAGTACAAAACTTTTAATAAACAAGTATTTAAAATAAAAGAAATGGCATCTGGCGCTGACAAGGCTTTGCGAAAAGATGATACATTTGATCCACCAAAAGATGCAAGAGCAAGATTTGAAAAAGTTGATAGAGCTATAGAAGTTTTATACAGTGGTGTAAAAATATTAAACCATGATATAATGTTAGACTGGAAAAAATGTGAAAACATGACAAGACCTAAGTCTGACATTACTAAAGTAGCTATGAGTTATAATATAGCTGCACCACGTATGTATAAAGGTAGACCTGAGTCTCTAGTTAGTCGTATGATGACATTTGCAGATATGATACAGCTTACTCACTTAAAATTACAACAAGTAATGTCAAGAGTAGTTCCTGATGGTGTATTTTTAGATGCTGATGGTTTAGCTGAAATAGATTTAGGTAACGGAACAAATTATAATCCACAAGAAGCTTTAAATATGTATTTCCAAACTGGTAGTGTTATTGGTAGATCAATGACGCAAGATGGTGACTTTAATAATGGCCGTATGCCAATACAAGAGTTACAATCATCTGGTGGTAATGCTAAAATTAATGCTTTAATACAGTCTTATAATTATTACTTACAAATGATAAGAGATGTGACTGGTTTAAATGAAGCTAGAGATGGTAGTATGCCTGATAAAGCTTCGCTAGTTGGTTTGCAAAAAATTGCAGCTGCTAATAGTAACACAGCTACAAGACATATATTACAAGCTGGTCTTTATATAACGTTAAAAACAGCTGAAGCTATATCGCTTAGAATATCTGATGTAATAGAATATTCTAAATCTAGAAATCAATTTGTTTTATCGTTAGGTAGGTTTAACGTAGGTACGTTAGATCAAGTTAAAGAATTACACTTACATGACTTTGGTATATTTTTAGAGTTAGCACCTGATGATGAAGAAAAACAAAGATTAGAAAACAATATACAAATGGCTCTTCAACAGCAGCAAATAAATTTAGAAGACGCTATTGATATTAGAGAGGTTAGAAACTTAAAATTAGCTAATCAAGTTTTAAAATTAAGAAAAAGAAAAAAGGTTGAGCAAGATCAGGCTATAGCGCAACAAAATATACAAGCTCAAGCTCAAGCTAATGCTGAGGCGGCAGAAAGAGCTGCTCAAGCAGAAGCTCAAAAAAATCAAGTAATCACTGAGCAAAAAGTTCAATTAGCTCAAGCTGAGTCCGGTTTTGAAACAGCTAAAATGGAAAGAGAAGCAGAAATCAAAAAAGAACTTATGGAACATGAGTTTAATTTAAATATGAGATTAAAAGACATGGAATCACAAGTGATTAAAGATAAAGAAGAATATAAAGAAGATCGTAAAGATGAACGTACTAGAATACAAGCTAGTCAACAATCAAAAATGATTGAACAAAGAAAAAAAGATCTACCAGCTGAAAAGTTTGAGTCGAAAGGCTTTGATAATTTAGGTGGATTTGATTTAGAACAATTTGAACCAAGATAAATAATAAATTATGCCAAGATTACACAACGACTTTCCAGGTAACATAGCTGGATCAGTATTTTCAAAAGGTGGAGATGTAATAGTACCACCAGACCAGCATATTTTTGTAGCTATTACAACATTAGCTGCTACTACATTTAGTAATACTACTGGATTAGTCGCTGAAGAAGCTACTAGATATGCTAATACAGAAGACGCTGCTGGTGACGCCGCTTCAGGATCTGAAACTTATAACGAAGGATCTGGTGGTGAAGAAGTAGTAGTAGGTGATAGTTTTCCAGCAGGTATTGACATATTTGGTCAGTATACTAAAATAAATGTTAACTCTGGAAGCATCATAGCGTATTACGCAAGAAAATAATATTTTTTAAACAATTATATAATATCTTATTATGGAAAATGAAAAACAACAAGAAGAGGTTGTAGAAACAAAAGTGACTGAAGATGTTAAGTCTGAAGAAACTAAAGTTGAAGCGCCCTCAAATAAAAACGAAGACGGAGATTACAAGGTAGATCTTAGTAAACCTGCGCCTGAACCCACTGAAGAAAAAGTGGAAGAACCTGTGGCTGAAGAAAAAGTAGAAGAAAAACCTGAACAACAGGAAGAACCTATTATTCAAGAAGTAACAGAAGAAGAAGAAGAAGAACAAGAGGTAAAACAAAAAGAGAAAATTGAAACAGATTTTACTAAAATTTTACCAGAAGAAGAAAATAAAACTCCAGAGATGGAACTACCAGAAAACGTTGAAGAACTCGTGAAGTTTATGAATGAGACTGGTGGAACGCTAGAGGATTATGTTCGCCTCAACGCGGATTACTCAAATGTAGATGACGAAGCACTCTTGCGAGAGTACTACAAGTCTACAAAACCTCATTTGTCTTCAGAAGAAGTTAATTTTATGTTAGAAGATAATTTTAGCTACGATGAAGCAACAGATGAACCAAGGGACATAAAACGTAAACAGCTTGCTCATAAAGAAGCGGTTGCACAAGCAAGAAACCATTTAGATGGTCTGAAAGCAAAATACTATCAAGAGGTCAAGTTGGGCTCAAGATTAGCTCCAGAACAACAAAAGGCTATTGACTTTTTTAACCGTTATAATAAAGAACAAGCTCAGGTTAGTGAACTTACAGCAAAGCAACAAAAACACTTTAATCAAAAAACTGATCAAGTTTTTAATGAGAACTTCAAAGGTTTTGATTTTCAAGTTGGAGACAAAAAGTATCGTTACAACGTTAAAGACGCGCAACAAGTAAGAGAAAACCAGTCTGATGTGCTAAATGTTTTTAGCAAGTATATTGATCAAAATAATATGCTACAAGACGCTAAAGGTTATCATAAATCTTTATTCGCTGCGCAAAACGCTGACGCTTTAGCTAATCATTTTTACCAACAAGGAAAAGCAGATGCTATCAAGCAATTAACTTCTGAAGCAAAAAATGTAAATGTTGACGGAAGAAAAACATCTGATGGTGTTGTTAAAGTTGGTGGTAATAAATTTAAAGTTATAAGCGGCGACACTAGTTCTAGCCGAAAATTTAAGTTGAAAAACTATTAAAACAAAGTTAAAAATTAAAAATTAATAAATAATGGCAACAGTAAGTTTTGCCGGACCAGCGTCCGGCTCAGTAATCTCTCCTGCTTACCAAAAGATGGCATTAAATACTAACTACCTAGATATTCAAAATGACGGGTGGGCTAAACAGTATTTGCCAGAATTATACGAGCAGGAAGTAGATAGATATGGAAACAGAACAATTTCTGGTTTCTTATCAATGTTAAGTGCTGAAATGCCTCTACAGTCTGATCAAGTTATTTGGTCTGAACAAGGTAGATTGCATTTAGCATATGAAGGTGAAATAAATCCAACAAATGGTTTAGTTGATGAAATTAAAAACATCGACACAGGAGCAACAGAAGCACATGCAATTAGAAAAGGTGCAACTGTAGTTTGTACAGTAGCAGGTGTTGTATTTAAAGCCTATGTTAATCAGGGTATCGAATCTAGCACTGCAGATTATGCTAACGGTGTTAAGTTAGATATTTTCCCTTATGCTGCTAAAAACGTAGAAAACGTTTCAGCAACTATCGGAAATACTGATAATCAAGTGATTAAGTTCTTTGTATACGGATCTGAATTCGGAAAAGGAACTGACACTATGCAAAAGTCTCTTGAGCCTAAGTTCTTAACTTTCACAAACAGACCAATGATCATCAAAGATCACTTTGAAATCAATGGTTCTGACACTGCTCAGATCGGTTGGATCGAAGTAGCTGGTGAAAGCGGACAAGGTGGATACTTATGGTATCTTAAATCTTCTGGAGATACAAGAGTAAGATTTAATGACTACATGGAAATGACAATGGTTGAAGCTGAAAAAGTTGCAACTTCTGAAACTGATACAGCAGACTCTCAACTTCATGACACTTATGGTGATATTGAAGGTTCTGAAGGTTTATTCTCAGCTGTTGAAAACAGAGGTATTGTAGCTACTAACTTAGTTGATAACGCGGCTGACGCATTAGCGGATTTCGATTTATTATTAGCTGAGCTAGATAAGCAAGGTGCTATTGAAGAAAACATGTTATATCTTAACAGAGCTTCAAACTTAATCTTTGATGATATGTTAGGTCAAATTAATGCTAACTATGATGGTGGTACATCTTTCGGTGTATTTGAAAACTCATCTGATATGGCGTTAAACCTAGGATTCTCTGGATTTAGAAGAGGTTCTTATGACTTCTACAAAACTGATTGGAAATACTTAAACGACTTCTCTACAAGAGGATTAGTTGGTGGTATCAAAGGTATTATGATACCAGCTGGTACTTCTTCAGTATATGATCAGCAAGTAGGATCTAATGTAAGAAGACCTTTCTTACACGTTAGATATAGAGCAGGTCAAGCAGATGATAGAAAATTAAAGTCTTGGGTGACTGGATCAGTTGGTGGACCAACTAGTTCAAACATCGATAAGATGGAGATTAACTATCTATCAGAAAGATGTTTAGTAGTACAAGCTGCAAACAACTTCGTATTACTTAAGTAATACTTTATATTAAAGAGTTGGGTGCTTCGGCACCCAGCCCTTTATTTTATTAACTTTTATTATATTATATCATGGAAAAGAAAACTAAAAAAAAGGCTGTAGTTGAACAGCCGCTGCCAGAGCCAACAGCTCCAAAGGGACAAAGTTGGGAGGTAAAAGACAGGTTATATGAGCTTCAAACAGTAGCTATACCACCTGTTTATATATTAAGATCAAGACAATTATTTTATTTTGACGAAGAAAAAGGTTATGAAAGAGAAATAAAATATTGTAGAAATCAAAACACAGTATTCGTTGACGAAATGAAAGGACCTCAAAGATTAGGTCATATCGTATTTAGAAATGGACAATTGTTTGTAGAAAAAGAACAACGAACACTACAAGAGTTTTTATCAAAATATCATCCAGAGTCAGGTAAAACATATATGGAACACAACGCTGAAGCAATAGCTGAAAGTGATATAGATTACTTAGAAATGGAATTAGATGCTTTAAATGCTGCTGCGTCAATGGATATTGATAGAGCAGAAGCAATATTAAGAACAGATATTGGAAATAGAGTGTCTCAGATGACTTCTAAGGAACTTAGACGTGACTTAATGGTATTTGCTAGGAATAATGCAAAACTATTCTTAGATCTTGCGAATGATGAAGACATAAGTATTAGAAATATGGGTATTAGAGCTGTTGAAGCTGGCATAATAAAATTATCCAATGACAACAGACATTTTAAATGGGGAACAAATGATAGAAAATTATTTGATGTACCATTTGATGAAAACCCATACTCAGCGCTAGCATCTTGGTTTAAAACCGATGAAGGTGTTGATGTTTTCAAACAAGTTGAAAAACGATTAAAATAATAATCATTTATAGAGGTGGTCATCTCTATAGGTGACCACTTACTATAAAAAAGAAATTATGGCAATAAACATAAATAAAGTATATAAATCAGTCTTGTCAATATTAAACAAAGAACAAAGAGGTTATCTAACACCATCTGAATATAATAATTTAGCAAGACAAGCGCAGCTTGAATTATTAGACAAACTGTTTTATGACTATAATAGGTTCTTGAATATTGAAAAAGCTGGTAGAGTAAATGATGCTTTGGCTGACATACCAGTAAAAATACAAGAACAAATAGATCCGTTTTATGCCCAAGCTGATATTACATTAACAAACGGTGTTGGTACTTTACCAACAGACGTATATAAAACTATTGACTTAACAATAACAAACGAAACTATTGAAGTCGAAAAAATAGATAAAAACAGACTACCTTATTTAAAATCTTCACCTTTAACAAAACCAACAACATCATTTCCTGTATATTATCAGAGAGCTGCAGACATTATTGTCGAACCTGCTTTTACTGATCAAAGTTGGGCATTAGGTGATTTAAGAATTAAATATATAAAAGTACCAGCAGATCCTAGATGGGGTTATACTACAAACTCTACATATGGTACTCAAACATATGATGCTACTGCTTACGTAGCCCAAACAGATACTCAAGGATCAACAGATTTTACACTACATCCATCACAAGAAACAGAATTAATAATAAGCATCTTAGCATATACAGGATTTATAATTAAAGATCCTAACGTGGTTCAGCAAGCTGTATCATTAAATCAAGGTGCTCAAATGGCTAAACAACAACAATAATGGGATTATTAGGAACAACAACAGCAAAACAATATTATAATAGCGGTCAAGAATTTACCATAGTGGTAGGTCAAGTTGCATACGATTTAACTGTAGCTAACCCACCACTTTCTGAATCTGACTTCGTAGTTTTTATAGATGGTACTGAAGTAAATCCTAGTACTTACACATACAGCGCGAGTGATAGACGAATAACATTTGACACCGCTCCAACTGGTTCTAAAATAAACGTAAAACTTATTGATAGAGAACTTGGCGACTATAGATATATAAAACTAAAAGATATAGTTAATAACTTTGTTATAGCTTACGTTGGTAATGGTAAACTAGTACCGCATGCTAATAGATCTGAAGTTTTATTTCATGCAAAAAGAGGTATACAAGAGTTCGCTTATGATATATCAAGGCTAGAAAAAATACAAGAAGTTGATGTTCCGCCTACATTAAAAATACCTATGCCACAAGATTATGTGAGTTATATTGGTATACATTGGGTTGATACACATGGTGTTGAGCATCCAGTATTTCCCGCAAAGTTTACATCAAGACCTAGTGAATCTATAGCGCAAGATGCTGATGGTAATTATTTATTTGACGAAAATGAAGGTATATTAGAAATAACACCAGGTATTACTGTTGATAGATTTAACGCAAACTTTAACTCAGATGTTTTTGACGGAACTGTTACAAATGATGATTACTTTTTATACACACATTATATAGCTAATAGACTATCTTCTTTTTCAGGTAGATATGGCGCAGATCCTGAGTTAACAAATATGAATGGTTATTTTACTATAGATGAAGTTGGAGGTCAATTTGGTTTTGATTCATCAATGAGTGGTAGAACTATAACTATAAAATATGTGTCAGATGGTTTAGCTACAGATGCTGAAATGAAAGTGCATAAAATGGCAGAAGATGCTTTATATAAATATGTATTATTTAACATGTTGTCTACAAGAGCTAATGTTCCAGAATATATTGTTAACAGATATAGAAAAGAAAGAAGAGCAGCAATGCGTAATGCTAAACTTAGATTATCTAATTTAAATATAAAAGAACTTACTCAAACTATGAGAGGTAAGTCAAAACAAATTAAACACTAATACATGCCGAAGATAAAAAATATTTTTACTAAAGCTCGTATGAATAAAGACCTGGACGAAAGACTTGTTCCAGGTGGTGAATACAGAGAAGCTCAAAATATATCTATAGCTACAAGTGAAGACTCAGATGTTGGTGCTATTGAAAATATTAGAGGTAACAAAAAGCTTACAACTCAAGAAGTAGCAAATATGGACGGCACTATAGATGCTGTTACAATAGGTTCTTATGTAGATGTTTCTAATGATAGAATATTTTGGTTTACGACTACATTTACTAGTGAATCTCCAAACGCTGACATACGCACAATGCAAAGAGCGATATTAGAGCAGCCTAAAGGAAGAATGAAAGTTGTAATGAAAGAAGGTAATGGTAATGAAGAAGTTTTAGCTTCAGGCCTTTACTTAAACTTTACAACAACACATCCTATAACAGGTGTAAACACTATAGGTAATTATTTATATTTTACAGACAACTATAATCAACCAAGAGTTATTGATATAGATTTAGCTAGATCTAATACAAGTTATTATGTAAACGCACAAGAAGAAAAAATATCAGTTGCAAAAGTAGCACCATACCTACCACCAATGTTAAACAAACCAAACACTATATCTATTGCCTTTGATACTTTAGTAGCTGGTACTGGTTATAGCTCGACTAACGATGTTGTAACTACGGGTGGAACTGGTACTGGTTTAAAAGTAAATACAACAGCTAACGTAGATGGTAACATAACAGCGGTTACAATATCAGATGACGATATAGGTTATGGTTATAGTGTAGGTGATGTAATAACAATAACAGGAGGTAACGCTGATGCTACGATAACATTAACTGCTTATCCTAACACAGCTGATGGCCAAACATTAATTACTTCAGATCCAACGTCTCTCACAGGCGTTAAGTCTGATTATATGCAAGAAAGATTTATTAGATTTGCATATAGATATAAATATAAAGACGGCACATACTCTATAATATCGCCATTTACACAACCTGTATTTAAACCTTTAAATGATGCTACACTTCAATTTAACCAAGGCACAAATGCTTCTGATTTTCCGCACGAGCCAGTAGTATCTGTATCTTCACAAGATGTTGTTGAAAGAGGTATTGTTCCTATAATGCAAAATGCTTATGATAAAGTTATTATGCGTGTACCTCTACCAACTATATCACCTACAACTTATGCTTTTTCAGAACATTTTACTAGCACTGCTAATATTACCACAACTTATGAAAATGATAGAGGTCTTAGAATAGAAAGCATAGAAATATTATTAAAAGAATCAAATGGCATATCTGTTAAGCTTGTAGATACTATAAATATTGACGCTGCTAGAAACGAGACAACATCTCCATTTAGCTTGTATACAGTAACTCCAGCATCAGGAACAACTCACTACAGACAAGCTATAGAATACACGTATAAAGCAAAAGAACCATTTAAGGTTTTACCAGAAAAACAATTAATAAGAGTTTCTGACGATGTTCCTGTTAGAGCAAAAGCTCAAGAAGTAGTTGGTAACAGAATTGTTTATGGAAATATAACATCAGGTTACGACATACCAAACGATGAAGCTGGTAACAAAGGTATAAGCTTTTTCTTATCAAGTGACAACAAGGGTAATGTAGAAAAAGGTATTACATCAGGTCATTTTTATTACAACACACAAACACATAAGTTTCATACTGTAAAACAAAGAAGAACATATCAAGCTGGTATAGTGTTAATGGATATTTTTGGTAGAATGTCACCTGTAATACCATCAACTTACAAAAGTGATGATTTATCTGATACACATACGGTGGTGGCGGAAACTGATTCTTATGCTGCAAATACAGATGGTAGCTGGGAAAATACATTTAAAACATATGGTAAAGCTTTAAACATAGACTTTCAAGACTCTAGAATAGTACCAACTGAACAAACACATGACAATTATGAAAATAATCCAAATGGTTGGTTTGCATGGAAAGTTGTAATAAAACAAACAGAGCAAGATTATTATAATGTTTACACAGCTCATCCAATGAACAACTGGACAATTGATGGTCATAGTGTAACAGATCACCCTAGAACTGGAACTGCTGATGAGGACGATGAAGATCAAGATCAGGTTATTGCTGGTAAGTTTGACCAAACATCATTGTCGAGATCCTGGTTTAGTTTAACAAACGATAATATAAATAAAGTGCCTAGATCTGTAAAAGATATTGATGAGTTTAAAGATGGTGTAGCTGGTTCAGAAGTACAATTATATCCTAAGGTTGTACAAATAGATGCTAATATTGGATTTGCTTTTAATTCTAAAATGGGTGTTGATGGTCAAGAGTATATTGACGTCATGAGTATTGGCGATGCTAAGTCACAAGGTTTATTTAGTAAATCAAATGCTAAAAACGGACCTTTTTCTAACGGCGCGCTTAAACCTAGAAACTTACAAGATAAAGATAGAGTATATGCGTTTTTACAAGACTTTGAAAAAAATCCAACAGTAGCTGAAATACCAAACTTATATAATGAAAAAGTAAATGTAAGAGGTGAATTTGAAAGTGCAGACGGTACAAACGCTGTTCTTAGATCAACTGATAATTTAGTTAGTGATTCACCATTTGGTTACCCAAACACAAAAGATAAAGGTTTAACTGTTTTTGAAACAAAACCTTTTGAGTCAAACCTTGATATATATTATGAAACAGCAACTTGCGGTACTGTTTCAGATCTAAACGCACAATGTGCGGCTGCGTCTTCTGGACCAACTAATATAAGAATAACAAACACTGTTGAAAGAGAAAGTTATTCAGCTGGCATAACAGCTGATTTTCCAGAAGGGTTTGATTACTCAAATAATTCAGTTTTACAAAAACAAATAGGTGAATTAACAGCAACAGTAGATGATCCACTTAGTGAAGGTCATACTATATCAAACTTTCAGTTAATGGCTGTTACAAATAATGATGGTAGTGATGGTACTGATTTAGGTAAATTTGCTATTGATCAAGAAGATGATATTACAGTAGTTAGACACTCTGCTAAACAGTCTACAGCAAGCGCTGCTAACGCTATTAACTTAACAGATAATACAGTATCTACTATAGTTAGATTTAAATACACAGAGCTTTTAGCATTATCATCAGTAGGTACTACGCTTACAAATGAAGCAACAGCAATAAGCTCAATAGCAAATACTGGAGCTGGTTTTTATAAAATATGGTTTTATGATAATCATTCAACAAATATTACTGATCAAAGACAATGTGTTGTTGAGGTAGACGCTAATCATGATATAGTAGCTATAACTAATGAACAAGCTGGGCCAGGCGGCGGTGCTTTAATTGACGCTAGATTTATGTTAAAAGTGGGGCATCAGTTTGCTTTTAATAATAATAGCTCTGATGATTTTGATATTACAATAAGAGCAACACAAAGTAACAACGCTTCTTCATTACAAAATATTACAGTTAGCGTAACAAATAGCGATCCAGTTGGAACTAATGCTAATGGTTTTATTGATAACCAAAGTACTTATGGTGGTAGTGGTCCTAAAGGTGGTTATACAGTGGGTACTATATCAGCTGTTAATGGATCTGCTAACTCAGCGTTAAACCAGTCGGGTTTAACAGCAGCACTAAGTGGAACTAATGCTAGCATGTTTACTATAACTGAAAGTAATACATCTGGTACATTTACAATAAGAACAAACAATACGTTTACTTTTAGTGGTTTCTTTGGTAGTGATAACATATCAGGGCAAGCAATAACTGTAACATTCACAGATAATGGTAGTTTAACAGGAACAGCGCAGTTTACAATATATCCAAGATTTTCAACAGCAATAGACGGTCATTGGGATTCTGTTGATGCTTGTACTATAAAATATAGTCAACCAGCTACAACTTATTATGTTAAGTCGTCTGTTGGTGGTGGTAGCGGTTCAACACCTAGTCAAAGTGGTGGTGTATATGCTGGCAACACAGTGTATACAGATAAATTATTAAATAATTCAGTAGGATCTGGAACATTCACAGTATCTGGTTTAAATCCTAGACATGCAACTTCAAGCAGTGGTGTTATATCAGCAAGTACTTATGATTGTCCAATAGCATAAAATTAAAATATGGGAGCAGTAATAGAATTAGCATTTTCAAACGCCATAATAATACAAGGTGGTAGAAGCGGAACCGGAACAACCGAAACGCCAGGTAGGTATCATATTGAAGAAAATAGAATAAAAGGTGAGTTCAACGGTGTTGCTATGGATATTGGTGCAAAAGCTCATATAACAGATGAAGAATACAAGAGCAAGGTAAGAGGAAACGCTATGATACATAGCGGTATATTTAATGATAGAACAACTGTTAATGAGTTAAATCAGTTTCCATCAGGACAGTCAATAACAAGAGCTGTTGATATAAATAATGGTAGTATACAAAAACTACACGCTGAAGATACTAATTTAAATATATTTCAAGAAAACAAAGTTAATAGAGCGTTAATAGATAAAGACGCTATATTTACAGCTGAAGGACAACCAATAACAGCTTCAGGTGCTAATGTTATAGGTCAAATAACACCTTATGCTGGTAAGTATGGTATTGGCACAAACCCTGAAAGTTTTGCATACTTTGGTAACAGAAAATACTTTGCAGATAAACAAAGAGGTGTTGTGTGTAGATTATCAACAGATGGTATAACTCCTATATCAGACGCTGGTATGAAAGACTGGTTTAAAGATAACCTAAAAGTGTGTGATACTATATATGGAGCGTTTGATGAACAAAAGAAACAATATGTTATAACTTTAGAAGGAACTGGTATTGATGGTGGTTTGTCAGCAAGTAGTTTAACAGCAACAGCTGACATAACAACTTACGGAACACTAGCGTTTGATGAAAGAGCTGGTGGTTGGGTTAGTTTTTATACATATAAAGCAAGACACGGTGTAAGTTTAAAAAATGAGTTTTATACATATCATTTGTCAAACTTATATAGACAGCATGATGAAGATACAGCAAGAGGTAATTTTTATGATGCAACATACAACGATCCATCATATGTTAAGTTTTTATTTAACATGGAACCATCATCAGTCAAAACATTTTTAACCCTTGATTACGAGGGAACTACTGGTTGGGGTATGACTAATTTCTCAACAGGTGGTTACGCTGTTTACGGAGCTACGGGTAGCTATGACGATGTAAACACAGCATATGAAATACCTAAAGAAGGTACAACAATAGGAACAGGTGAAACTGTAGGATTTATTAAAAAAGAAAATTTCTACTACAGTGAATTAAGAAACAAAGCAACTGACTTTTATCAAGACAATAGTTTCTTTCAAACATCTGGTTTAAAAGGATATTTTTCAAACATAACAATGCAGTACTGGGAACCTGAAGAAAGTTCCAATGCTTCAAAAGCTGAATTATTTTCAGTTAATGGAGAAGTAACTGTTTAATAAAATTATTATAATATGAGCATGGCATTAGTAGGAGCCGCTACTAACATAGTGGGTGGCTTGATACAAGGTTTTGGCGCTAAAAAACGAGCAGAAGCAGCAGAAGATCGATATAAAGACGCGCAAAGAGCATTTAATAATCTAAAAGCTCAAAGACAAGGTTTAAATGACCTTGGCGCTTTAGCTAAAGATAGATCTGGTGATATAACAAATCCATTTGCAAACATTGGTGTTGCTACACAAGCTGCAGAGTTTCAAGCAGAAGAAGCTGATGTAGCTTTAGCAAATACATTAGATACACTTAGGGCTACAGGCGCTGGCGCAGGTGGAGCTACAGCTTTAGCACAAGCTGCATTAAGAAGTAAAAGAGATATTGGCGCTAGTATTGAAAAGCAAGAAATACAAAATCAAGTATTAAGAGCTCAAGGCCAACAAAAAGCTGAAGTAGCAAGAGCGCAAATAGGAGCTCAAGCCGATGCTTTAAAAATAAGAGGTACTTCGTTTACACAACAAATGAGAGAGGCTAGACAGTTTAGAGACGAAGATAGATCTGCAGCTATAATGGACAATGCACAAATGCAAATGTTACAAGCTAGACAAGCTTCACAAGCTGGTTTTGCTAGCGCATTAGGTAGCTTAGGTGGTATTGCATTAGGTGGTTTAGCTGGTGGTAAAGGATCATTAGCCAAAGCATTTGGTTTAGGTGATAATGCAGAAGTTATTGAAGAAGTAGCGGAAGCGGCAGGAGATGGTTCATCATAGAGTTTAATAAATAAAATTATGAGTTATAGAAATCCAAGATTTTTTAAAGAAGATTACACGTTAATAAACAGAAGCTTTCAAGCTGCTTTTGGAGCTGCGTATAAAGGTGCGCAAGATTATTACGATAATATAGAAAAAGAACAAGAAGAATACGAATCAAATGTTCAGGTAAGATCTGATTTAATGAAACAAGATATTGCTAATCTAGAAGGTTTAGCAGCTGGTACTAAAAATACTATATTAAAAACAATAAATCAATTTTACAGCGATGCAACAAGAGTTGATACTGGTGATAAAGATAGATTAGGATTTTTAGCAAAAAATCTTGATCAAGAAAGAAGATCAGATATAGATTTAGATGAAGCTGCGCAAAACTTTTCAGCAGCAGCACAGCCATTAAATATTTTATTTGCAAACCTAGAAACAATAGATGAAAAAGATGGTTTAAATAAAAGTTCAGATACTTATTTAGAATATGCAGCTGTTATTAGAGCTGCTAGAAATGGTTTTAAAGGAAACTTAGAGAATTCAGAGCAGTTCAGATTTTCAAACGATGGTAATAAGTTTGACATGAACATTAGAATAGAAAATCCAAAGTGGCGCCCAGGTGATTCTGAAGATAAAAAATACATTGATGTTAACTCTAAGTTATTAGCTACTTATATAGGTAACAATAACCCAGAAGATTTAAAAAGATATAAAACAGCATATAGCGGTGAAGGTGGTGTGCTTGATAGTATTAAAGGTGATTATGAAACTAGAGCAAATGAAAAGTTTGCTGAAGGTAAAGTTCCAGCAACAGATACAGAAGGTTTTGCTATTACTCCTGAAAAGTTTTTAAAATCAAGCGTAGACGAGTATGTTAATGTTGTTACTGAATCTGCTAAAGATAGACCAGGCGGTGAAAGTATGATAACAGATATATTTAATAACAGTGTAGACTTTGGTTACTCTAAAAGATATAGCATGCTTACTGAAGCTAGTGAAGATAACGAGTTACTTAAAACATTAGTTGATCTAGCAGAAGGCGATACCGCTGAAAACGGTAGGTTTGAAAAAAGAGAAATAATAGCTGATTTACTAGAAACAAAACATAACGATACTAGTTTAAATACCGCGTTGTTAAACAAATTAGGTATAACAGACACAAAAGAAACAATAGAAGCTCTTAATCAGTTAAAAAACGGTATGGTTGCTGAAAAAATATATAAAGATTTATATGGACAGAGTTTAACAAGCAAATATAGACAAGCAGATAAAGAGCCAGAGCCAGAAATAATAAAAAAGGAAAAACCAACAGCATCAGAAAGAGCATCAAGTAGATTAATTGACAATGCTATAGGAAATTTTAATGATGTAACTGCCTTTGGTGCTAAAACAAATTTAACCGCTAAAGCGCTTGGTGAAGGTGTTGCAAGCGTTAAGCCTGAGTCTTTATTAGGTACTGATTATGATTACTACGGTATCGAAGAAGAACAGCTTAATGACGCGTATGATATATTTGAAGGTACTGACATAATAACTAAAGATGGTAAGAAAAGAATTGATAAAGTTAATTATGATAAATATACTAAGCAATTAAACTTTAAATATGATCAAAAAAGAGGTATAAAAGAAAAAGTAGACGTACTAAACGAAAAAGGAGAAACTGTAACTGAAGAAAGATTTGGTGATTTACCTGATAATACTCAAAATTACGATCTATCTAAACCTCTTGATTTCAAAAAGTTATACATGGATAGAGGAACTAATATCACTACTGCTAATTCTGTTGAGTATGAAAACGCGTATAATCAATTTGAAATGAATTACGCTAAAAGTAACTTATATAGATTTATATTAGACACAGGTACAACTGGTGGTGATATACATAAACCAACACCAGATAGTAAGTTTGGCGACGGATCAATGCATCGATGGGTATCTATTGTAGCTGAAAGAGATCCTGCGTTTTTTACAGCTGCTATAGAAAATGCTATAACAAAAGACCCAGCGTTATATAATAAACTTAAAGATCAATACGTTAAGTTTGGTAGTAGAACAATGACAGTTAAAGCTCTTATGGTAGAGCTACAAACAAAAAACTTATAATATTAAATCATGAACAGAGAAGAATATAAACAACTTCTTATAGACAAAGGCTATGGAGAAGACGTGATTAATGAATTATTAGAAGAATATGATATTAATCTGGGAAAGATAACAGGTGCCACGACTGTGGGTGCGAACGCGGCGCCGGACATGACAGCACCAGATACGGATTTAACTTCGGAAATATCTTTATCGGATTATCCGTCACTAGAAACAAGTGTAAAGCTAAGAGATGATAAGATAAACGACAGAACTGGTATAATTACCACTTCTGAAAAAACAGTACCTTCAGATTTTTATAAAGAATTTACTAATACTCTAAATAAAGGTGTAGTAGATAAATACTTTAAAAATAAAACTAGAGAAGAAATGCTTGAGTTAGATGAAAATGTATTATTAGACGATGTGTTTAATCAGATTCAGTCTAAATATATTGCTAACGATCCTTTTATAAAAGCAAAAAGAAAACAATTTGAAGCGTCAATACAACCAGAAATAAGCAAGCTAAAAGACAAATATTCCAAATTAGCAAAACAATCAGCAACATCAGAACTAGCTTTTGAAAATGAAGCTAAGCTAGCAGAGCTAGATAAACAGTTTCAAGAAGAATACTTTAAACTTTATGAGCCTTTTAACGACGACGTAGATGTACAAAAGCGATTACAAGCATACAACAATGTTGCTAATCAATATAGTTTAGATTTATCTAGAAGATTAGGTAGAAGTAAAAACCCAATATTCAGAACACTTGATAACGCTATTATAGGTGGTGATATAAGTGAAGGTATATATCAAGGGCTTATAAATGTAGCGCAAGGATATTCAGGTCTTGAATTAAAATCAATTCATGATAAAATAACTGAAAGCGCAAGTATATTACAAGAGTTAAACAAGAAAAATCCTGAAGATGAAGCTACTTGGATAGTTGGTGTTAAGCCTGGTGAAACAAGATACGATAAATTAGAGCTAATAAAAGAAAAAGGTAGTGTATCTGATGCTACTAAATTTCATGAAAATAAAATAAAAGATTTAACAGCTGAATACGAAAAAACACTTTTGCCTTATTTAAAAAGACAAGAAAAACTACAATTGTTTAAACCAACTGATTTTTCAGATGGCGTTAGTTTTGGCGAGGCGTTTAGAACATTAGGTCAATCACTACCTTATATGGGCTTAGCAGTAATACCTTATGCTGGTATACCTTTAGTATCAGGCGCTATGTATGGTCAAGCTAGAAGAGATGTTTTAGCAAATCAAATGTCTGATAAGTATAATAAGCCAGTACAAGATCTTACGGTTGAAGATTATGTTAAGTTTGCAAAAGAAGAAGAAGAAAATGTAAATGAATTTTGGTTAGCAGCAGGTGCAGTTGGCGCTGGTTATTTAGAAAGAATAGGTGCTACTAAAGTTGCAAAAGGACTTGGTAAAGCAATGGGAGTTGGTGATGATGTTAAACAAGTATTTGGCTCGTTGCTAAAAGGTCATTATAACAGAGTTGGTAGAAGCATTGTTCAGCAAGGTAAAAACATGAACTATAGTGGTTTTATTGAAATGGGTACTGAATTAGGTCAAGAAACAATATTAGGTTTTGGACAGTACGCTACTGATAAAAACTCTGAAGCCGGTACTTTATTAAATAATAGATATATAAAAGCTGACCATTTATTTCAAGCTGGTGCTGGTGGTTACATAGTTGGTGCTATGCTACCCGGTATAGGTGGTATTGGCAAACAAAGTGTCATAGAACTTAGACAAGCAGCTAGAAACTTCTCCACTAAGTTTGACATAGCTAACAACTACGCTTTATCAAATGAATTTTTTGATGGCATAAGATCTGAAATACAAAGAAGATATAATAATGGTAATTTAAACTCAGATAACTATAAAGCTGAGATGGATTACTTAGAATCATTAGAAGCAGCAGGTAGAACATTTAGATTAAATCCTGATTTAAAAGCAGCAGATAAAAACAAGATATTCAACAACATGTTGAAAAGAGATGAACTATTAAGAAGAATTAACATCGAACAAAAAAGAGATACAAAAAATAAAGTTTTAATAAAAAAGCTTTCAGAACAAGCTGCTTTACTTGATGTTGATACAGAAAATATACTTGGTATTGATTTTGTTGAAAAAGCAACGAGTCAAGCTATGGCTGCTGGTGTTATAAATAAAAATACAACTACAGAGGGTACAACTACTGAAGAATTACTTGCTAAAGGTTATAAAGAAGAACAAGCAGAATCAGCTGGATTTTTTGATCCTACAACTAATACTTTATTTGTTAACAGAGATTTTGATGAAGGTGGTATAGTTACTACAGCACAGCATGAGTTTTTACACCCATTAACAAAAGCTTTAATAGCGTCAGGTAAAATAGATGCTATGACTATAAAAAACATGGTAAACAAGTATGATACTAACGGCTATGTTCAAAAAAGAATAAAGATTGATGGATATGATGCTGATTACTTAGAAAGAAATCCAGATGAGTATATGGCTTTATTTGGTGAAGGTGTTTTAGAAGAACAAATAAATATTGAAAATAATCCTAGTGCTGCTTTAAACTTTTTTAAAAAATTATTTAAAACAGGTGGTGTTAAAGGCGAAATAGATTTTGGAACTACTGAAGGATTGAAAAACTTTGTAGTAGAATATGCTAAATCAAATAAAAAAGGTAAACTAACAGATAAACTTTTAAGTAGTTTAGAAGGCGTTACGCCAGCTCAAGGTGGTGATGTAGTGCTTAGTTCTAGATTACAACCAAGACTTGAATCAGAGTTTAGTGGTAATACTAGATCAATGCTAAACCAAACATTATCTAGCACACCTGATGGTAGACCTGTTGATGGCTTAACAGTACCTTTTACTGAAAGTGATTTTGGTCAAGAAATAGGTGGTGTTGTAGAAAATCAAACAAAAAGATTATTTGATAAAATACCACAAGATTTAACAAGAGTATTAGACGAAAATAGATTAAAAGCTAGACAGATGTTTAAGGACCAAATGGTAATGGAAGCTGCAGCTATATTACAAAATGAGTGGGATCCATCAAAGCAAAGAAGTCAAAGTTTAGATAGCTGGCTAACACAGTTAATAGTACAAAGATCACAAAGTCTAGCTAAACGTATGGGTATACAAGACACTTTTGCGTCTGAAACTACAGGTCAAGAAGTTGATACAGCAACTGAAACTACAGCACAAGTAGACACTGAGTTTGTAAATATAAGAGAAGGTGCTTTTCAAATAGCAACTGGTAGTCCTCAGTATGAAGCAATAATAAATAAAGTAAAAAACGTTTTAACTCAAAAACATCTTGTTAAGAGAAGTGGTAAAAAAGTTGTACTTGACTTTAATAATAAAAATCTTAGAAAAGATTTAAACGAAATATTTCAAAAAGAGGTAAGAAAAATATTAGTATCTGAAGGTTTAATACCTAAAAACGCAGATGATTACAAAGCTTGGTTAGCAAAAAACAAAGGTAGAATATGGTCTAAGCTTTCACAAGATGTTATTAACAAAAGATTTAAAGATCTTGTAACTAAAGTTGTTGATAGACAAACAAGAAAACAATCCAAGCTTGATGTTAATGTAAAAAACTTAAATGCTGGTAATGCTTTATTTGTAAAAAACAATATAGATACTGATGCTTTTGTAAAATACTTTGAAGGCAGAGCTAGAAAAGAATCTTTAGGTCAAGCTTTAGCTATAGAATTAGCAAACGATGCTGTGTTGCAAGTTATGGGTGATCCCGACGTATTGTTAAAAAGAGATCAAGAAGGTTTAAATAAAGGTACTATGCAAAACGAAACAGCTGTACAAGCTATGGCTAGAATAGTACAAAGACCTGTTGATTTAGTATTTAGTAAAAGAGCTGCTAAATTATCACAAAGCACTGATCCTGAAGCTGTAAAAGATTATAACGAAATATTAAATGTAATAAGAGGTAAAGCCTTTATAGATGATTTAAGATTATATGCTTCTGATCCCGCTGGTTCTAAATTTAATGGTATACATAGAATATTGCAACATCATTTACGTAAAGCAAAAGATGAAGGCAAAATAACAACTGTTAAAATAGGTGAACTAACTAAAATAGGTAATGAGTTTGTTCCTAAGTTTATAAAAACAAATTTTGCACACAACTTAGATGTTGATAATATAGCTGAAAAAACAGCTAATTATTTACTAGCAAATCACGATTTAAATAGAGATGTTATTTCTATAAAATACGGTGGTTTAGATGGTAACAATGGTTTTGACAAATCAGATATAAACTTAATAAACGATGCTAGACTTGGTTACAAAGATTTCAAAGATCTTGTAGAGCAAGGCTATGTAATGGATGGTGATAAAAAAATTAATTTACCATTAGATCCTGCCAACTTAGCTATAGTAATGAATCACTCATGGCAGCCTGAGTCTATTGGTGGTTTTATACTAACTAAAGACCCCGCTGGAATAAAAATAAAAGAAAGTGAAGTTAAAAAACATCCTAAAGGATCAAGAACATCTACGTTTAGAAGTATAAATGATTTTGAAAACAATGCTGGTAAGTTTAAAGTTACACAAAATAAAGGTGTAACATTAGGTAAAAAAGATCCTTACTTAAAAGATAGTAATCAAAACATAGACCCAAACGATTATAAAGAAAATAGAAAAGCTGGTTTAAACTATAAGAAAATATTAGAAGATACTATTGAAACATATAGAATATTAAACAAGCATGGTTACATAACCAATAAACAAATGAGAGTTCATATAGAAGCTTTATTCCAAGACACAGGTGGTTTAGGTAGAAAGGCTGCTGAGCTTACATTAATACCAACTGTTCGTAGAGATATTATGGCTAAATTATTAGGTATTGATCCTGATGATGTATTCGTGTTTGAACACATGATACCAGCTAATGTAATAGCTAATTTAGCATATGAATATATTATTTCAGGATCAGCTAAGTCTAAGAAAAACTTAGATGCTGAATTAAAAAATTATAAAGGTGCTATTATACCTAAAGCAATAGATGATATAATAAAAGATAGAGGCCAACAAAGTAACATGGGTGTTAGGCATGAATTTGGTAAAAACCCATTAGATACTAGATACAAAGAGGTAATGAAGTTTATGGAACTACATGATCTTGAAAATGGTGGTACTATTGGTACTAATAATTACGTGTATAGCAAACGTAGTAAAGCATCTTTATTAGATAAGGCTATTGAAATGGCAAGAAGAACAGATGCGCCTAAAAAAGGTATAACCGTCATGGACTTTGACGATACAGTTGCTAAAACTAAAAGCATGATCGGTGTAACCACAAAAGATGGTAAGTTTAGAAAAATAGACGCTACAGAATTTGCTTTACAATCCGCAACATTAGAAGAACAAGGAGCTATATTTGATTTTTCAGAATTTAACGAAGTAAAAAGAGGCGAAAAAGGTCCTTTGTTTGATGTAATTAAAAAGCGTGTAGAAAAGTTTGGCAACAAAGATGTATTTATATTAACAGCAAGGCCACAAGCAGCGGCACCAGCTATTAAGAAGTTTTTAGCAGACAATGGTGTTGATATACCTTTGGAAAATATAACAGGACTAGAAAACGGCACGCCTGAAGCAAAAGCTGAATTTATGATAGCTAAAGCAGCTGATGGTTATAATGATTTTTATTTTGCTGATGATGCTATTAAAAACGTTAAAGCTGTTAAAGATGTATTAGATATTGTAGACGTTAAGTCAGATATACAACAAGCTAGAGAAGATATTGTATACAATAAACGTGGTAAGAAAAGCCAAAGGTTTAACGAAATACTAGAAGAAACAAAAGGTGTAAGGGCTGAAACAACATATTCAGACGCAGCTGGTAAAGCAAGAGGTGATTTTAAAGGTAATTGGAATATATTTATAGAGCCGTCAGCTGAAGACTTTGCTGGTCTACTATTACAGTTCGCAGGTAAAGGTAAACAAGGTGAAGCTCATAAAGAGTTTTTTGAAGAAACATTATTAAAACCTATAACTAGAGGTATTGACGCTATGAATAGAGCTAAGCAACAAATCAGAAATGATTATGAAGCTCTTAAAAAACAAATGCCTAGAGTTCATAAGTTAATGAAAAAAGATACTGGTTATAACAACTTTACTTATGATACAGCTGTAAGAGTTTATTTATGGAGTAAAAATGGTATGGAAATACCTGGTTTGTCTAAAACAGATATTAAAAAGCTTACAGCTATAGTTAAAGGTGATCCTGATATAGAAGCTTTTGCTAATCAAATAAGTGCAATAACAAAACTAGATGAAGGTTATGTAAAGCCAGATGATATTTGGTTAACTAGTTCAATAGGTTTAGATTTAACAGGTTTAAATCAAATAGGTAAAAGATCTGATTATTTAAAAGAGTTTATAGAAAACAGAAAAGAAATACTTAGCCCAGAAAACATGAATAAAATACAGGCTATATATGGTACTGATTTTAGAGAAGCTTTAGAAGATCTTATATATAGAATAGAAAAAGGTAGTAATAGAACGTTTGGGCAGAACAAAGCTGTAAACGCTTGGATGGACTGGATTAATAATGCTACTGGTACTATTATGTTCTTTAACACTAGATCAGCAGCGCTACAAACAATATCATTTACAAACTTTATAAATTATTCAGATAATAATATATTCGCGGCTGGTAAAGCTTTTGCTAATCAAACTCAATTTTGGCAAGACTTTGGTATGATATTTAACTCTGATTTCTTAAAACAAAGAAGAGGTGGTATGCAACAAGATGTTAACTGGCAAGAAATAGCTGAGTCAGTTAGAGGTCATAAAGATCCAATAAGAAAAGCTATTTCCGTATTACTTCAAAAAGGTTTTGTATTTACACAGATGGCTGATAGTTTTGCAATTGCTTTAGGTGGTTCTACAATGTATAGAAATAGAACTGAAGCTTATATAAAACAAAAAGGCATGTCAAGACAAGCTGCTGAAGAACAAGCGTTTTTAGATTTTCAAGCAATAGCAGAAACAACTCAGCAGTCAGGTAGACCAGATCTTATATCAAAACAACAAGCTGGACCATTAGGTAGAGTATTACTAGCTTTTCAAAACGTAACAATGCAGTATAATAGATTTTCTAAAAAAGAAATACTAGATCTTGCTAATGGTAGAAGAGTTAAAAATCCAGTAACAGGTGATTATCATAGTTTAGCAAGAAGTAGAATGATACAGCTATCAAGAGTTACATATTACGTAGGTATGCAAAACTTAGTGTTTAACGCTATGCAAAATGCTTTATTTGCCATGGTGTTTGACGATGATGAAACAGATGAAAAACAAAAAGACAGATATAATAATATAGCTAACGGTATGGCTGACTCAGTACTTAGAGGTATGGGTATTAAAGGAGCAATAGTCGCTACATTAAAAAATGCTATAATGGAGTTTGACAAACAGTCTAAGAAAACTGTTAGTAAGTCTGATTATGGTTATGTGTTAGTTGAATTATTTAACGTATCACCACCTATCGGTAGTAAGTCTAGAAAAATATATTCTTCTTTTAAAAGCTATGAGTATGATAGAGATAAGATGTTTGGGCCAAAAGGTATGGGACTTGATATAGATAATCCTGCTATTGAAGCTAGTTCTAATATAATATCAGCAGCAACTAACTTACCTACTGATAGAGTATATTATAAAGTACAAAGCGCAAGAGAAGTATTAAACGATGAAAACGAAGCTTGGCAACGTATGGCGGTAGCTCTTGGTTGGAGAACTTGGCAAGTAGGTATAGAAGATGATGAACCTAGTAAAAGACCTAAGCCAGATCCAAATATAAAATTTAGAAAAAGACAAACACAACCTAGACGACTTGAAAATTTAAGAAAAACAGAATAACTATTAAAAGTATAGCGAAAACAAGTGATTACTTAAACTATAACAACTTTACTACAGATGAAACAAATTTTAACAATATTAGCATTATTTATAAGCTTTAATTCTATTGCACAAGAAGAAAAGAAAAACTTTTTCAAAGAAGTTTATAAAGATTTTTTAAAGTACGGAACTTTTTATGCTGCCGGTAATATAGGTAATGCAAAAGAAGAACAACCTAAATATTTCATACGTACAAATCCTGATGATTTCTACGCAATACCAGATGTTGTAGATCAAACAATATATCACCCATTTGATTATAGATATGGGTTTGGTATACGTAAATTAGCTAGATTTGGTTATGAGGTAAAGCCTGGTAATTTCTGGACTGGTAATAACAAAATAGAAAAACAAGTAGCTTTATCAGCACCTACATCAGCCGTTCAAGGTTTAGAATACATGCTACATTGGGAAAAAGAAAGAAGAAACGGTAACGAGTTTGACAATAAAAGATTATTTATAAGACATACTGGTGATTATCATATAGCTAAGTTTGAAGCTAGAGAAGCTGGTAATGTTGGTTTTCAATATACATCTGGTGAATTAAGAGCCAGGTTACCTATTGGTAAGAAATTTAGTATATCTGCTGGTGCAATATACAGAACGCATCAACGTCCTTACGGATATAATCCTGTAGAAATATGGTTAAATGAAACTAATGAAGATGGTAGTACGGCTAATTACTGGTACACTTTAGGTTTCGAGTATGGATACGATGATTGGTATTATTCAGGAACTGATGAAACTGGCGATCCTATCAATGACTGGTATTGGACTAATCCAGAAGGTGATGTTGTTGCTTGGACGGATGCACAGTTTAGAGATCTTGTAATGCCTGGTCTATTAAATCGATATAATCAAGAAGCATGGGCTGAGCTAGATGCTTTCGCTGAGGTTGCACCAATCGTAGGTTTTGACTTTTATCACTATAAAAACAACTTCTGGTTTCACGCGTTTGGCAGTTGGATATTACCATACCACAAATACGTACAAGGTAATGAAGACTTTAGCTACTTACATAGAAACAGTTGGAGTGAAGGTGGTCATAATAATTTACTAGAAGGTGAACAATGGAGTGATTATCAAGCTGGTATGGTATTTGGTGTTAAAATCAGTAAATCAATTGGCGTGTTTATTGAAGGTGAATATACTAAATTCTGGGATTCAGAAATATTTAACTCAAACTTTGGAATTAACTACACATTTAGATAATCATGGCAAAACAAATATCAGAAGAAACTAAAATAACATTAGATTTAAAAACAATAGGGCTAGCTGGAGCAGGTGTATTTAGCTTAGCTGCTATGTGGTTTGCTTTACAAGCTGATATAGCTTTAGCAAAAGAATTACCAGAACCTGTTATTGATAGAATAGAGTATGATCTAAAAGATGAGTTAATTCGTCAGACCATATTAGATACTCAAGAGGATGTTGAGGCAATGAGAGAGCAATTAGATAAGATCGACGAAAGATTATACGAACTACAAAAGAAATAAAAATGAAATATTTAATTTTAATGTTAATCCCACTTATATCATATAGTCAATCAGATGTTCCTGAAAAATATTGGATTACAGATAATGACTTTGAAGACATAATAAATAGCCATAATGCATTTGGTGATGATGATAAAAAACCTGTTATTGTAGAATTTTGGGCTAAGTTTAATGAAGCTAATTGTTTTGCAGAGTGGGATAAGTTAGAAGATGCTGTATATTATAGAATTGATATAGCTAAGGCTCCAGAAGCTAAAAAGAAATATAGGGTTCGTATGGCACCCACATTAATAATATTTAAAGACGGTATAAAAGAAACTGTTTTTAAAGCTGGTTTAGATCTTATGCTACCAGCAGATTTAGATGATATTCAAGAAGCCATCAATGAAATTAATAACGCAAGTAAATTTTAAGATATGTGTCCTATTTGTAATGGGTATTGTGGGCTTTGCTAACGCTCAAATACCAGAAGATAAGAAATTACATTTTGCAGCTGGTAATATAGCTGGAGCAGCAGGTTATGTTTGGTCTTATAATAAACATCAAGATAAAAAAAGAGCAATGATAACAGGTGTTTGCACAGCTTTCGCGGCTGGTGTAATGAAAGAAATGTATGACGCTACGTTTGGCGGTTATGTTGAACATGGCGATGTTTTAGCAACAACTTTAGGCGGCATAACTATTACCGCAACAATACCTTTGTTTGGAAATAAAAAAAGGTACGGACCTAAAAAATATAGAAAACCTAAATCAAAAAGAAAATGTGGAATTTAACTAAACAATACTGGAAAGATATGTGGACTTTACTGTGGACTAAAACTACAGTAGATGAAATTGTATTAGCTAAAGCCAGTGATATAAAAGATAAAGCAGCTAAAATAAGAGCTAAAGCAAAAGAAATTAAAAAAATAATCAAAAAATGATGAAAATGTTTAAAGATAAAGAATTAAGAGGATATATAGGAGCAGCTACAGTATTTATACTTGTTATGGGCTTATTATTATTTTTAGCCTTCTTTGAAATACCAGACACAAACAATGATATTTTTAAAGTAATCGTTGGTATGTTAGTTGGTAGTTTATCAGTTGTTATCTACACATTTATAGGTAAAAACCCTGAAGAAGTAGAAGCGTTAAAAGCTAAAAACGAAGCTCTAGAAGATAAAGTAAACCAAATGGTTATAGAAAAAGACAAACTAGAAGCTTTACTAAGAGATCTTCAAAATGAAGTTATAGAAAAATTATCTATAACAGGTGGTAAGTTTGAATTTAAAAGCAATGGAAAGATTAAGTAAACACGTATCGTATAAAGAAGGAATACACAGTATTACTGCTTTAAGGTTAGGTTTAAAAAATGATCCCTCTGAGTCTCATTTAGAAAACATGAAGCTTATTGCAGAAAAAGTATTTGAACCTCTTAGAGAGCACGTAGGAGGTCCTATAAAGATAAATTCGTTTTATCGTGGACCAGAACTTAATGCTGCGATCGGTGGATCAGCTAAATCACAGCATTGTCACGGACAAGCAATGGATATTGACGACACGTATGGTAACATGTCTAATGCTGATATGTATAAGTGGATTAAAGAGAATTTAGACTACGATCAAATGATTTGGGAATTTGGCACAGATGAAAACCCTGATTGGGTTCATGTTAGTTATGTGCACCCAGATGAAAATAGAAATAGATGTTTAAAAGCTTATCGTGAAGGCGGTAAAACTAAATACATGGTAATATAATGCCTGCAAAAAGAAAAAGAAAACCAGACGTAAGAAAAACTACCAAAGGTAAGAACAGAAACTTTAGAACTACTAAAGAAGGTGCTGGTATGACTAAAAAAGGCGTTGCAGCTTATAGACGTAAAAACCCTGGTAGTAAATTAAAAACAGCTGTAACAGGTAAAGTTAAACCTGGTAGCAAAGCGGCTAAAAGAAGAAAATCATTTTGCGCTAGATCAAAAGGTTGGACCGGTGAAAGAGGTCGAGCTGCTAGACGTAGATGGAAATGTTAATAATATGAAATCAAGAGGATTAGGAGATAGTATACACAAGTTCACTACTAAGACTGGTATTAAGTCTATGGTAGATAGAGTATCACAAGGTTTAAATATACCATGTGGATGTGAAGGTAGACGTAAAGCTATGAATGCTTTATTTCCTTATTCTCATGGTGGTAAAAAAAAGTAATATGGGAAAAATTAGTCCAGCATGTAAAGCTGCAGCAAAAAGAAAATTTAAGGTATGGCCTAGCGCTTATGCTTCAGGATGGGGTGTAAGATGTACTAAAAAAGGTGGACCAGGTAAAATGGGTAAAGGTGGCAAAAAGTAAAAAAGGCAGATGTTGGCCAGGTTATGCGCCTGTTAAAGGCAAGAAACCGTTTTCACCGGGTAGTTGTAAAAAAATTAAAAAAAGAAAATAATGGCATTTAAGATGAAACCGTTTCATCAGTTGTTAAGCTTGCATCCAAGTTCTAATAAACTAGATAATGTTATTAAACTTGTTGATATGCCTAGTAAAAAACATTGGGGTTATATTGATGAGAATAAAACTATATTTGTAAATAAAAATTTAAAACCTAAACAAATGCAAGAAACTATAAAGCATGAAAAAGGTCATAAATTACAAATGAGTTTGGCTGGTAACGATCACGAGCCACAATTACAGTTTAATAGTTTATATTATAAATGGAAATCTAATCCAGGAGGTAAATCATTAAAGATCGCTACTGATTATATAAATACAAAAAGTAGAGGTTTGCCTTGGGAGAAAGATGCAAATAAAAAAGCAAAAAATGAAAAAGCATAAAATGTATTGTAAGGACGGATCTGTCCATGATGTGAGTAGTGTTAAAAAACACAAAGCACTTATGAAAAAAGGATGTGGTCATAAAAAACCTAAAAATGCCAAAAAGTAAAATAAAAGGTGGTGGAACAAAGAAAGTTTGTTTACCATACAAAAAGTATAAAAGCATGAGCAAAGCTGAAAGGCAAAAAGTAATACGTGCTAAACGTACTGCTGCAGCTCAAGGTAAATACAAAAGATCTAGTAAGTCTAATGTAAAAGGCGCTAGAAAAAAAGGAGCTACGTTGCGCGACTGGTTCCAAAAAGAAAAATGGGTTAACATTGCCAATGGCAAACCATGTGGCGCTAAATGAGATTCTTAGATTTTAATAATAATGGAAAGTACGACTGGTGGGAGTATATTATTACTATACTAGTTATATTACTTATTGAGATTTTGGCTGAGTTGGCTGCACTCTGGATTTGTAATATTTCGTTCTTTGATTAGAGGCTGTTATTATCATTGGCAAGTTCTTTGCCCAGCCTGTATACTTAATACTTCTCTTTTTTAAATCACTTAATATATGCCAAGTAACTTGATTTGTTCTTGTTAACCAAGAAACAAATTGTTCTTCGAGATAAGTATCATGAGCGCTTGCTGGTCTTAAATATATAGGTAAATGCCAGCTATGCGGATCGTGTGCGCTAACATTTGATTTTTTAGATTTTTTATTATAACCAACTCTTTTAGCTGGTGTTGATTTTGTAAAGAAGTCAAAGCCTATTAATGACAAGCTTTTATATGTTTTAACTTTTTCTATAAACCATAGTATAGTTAAAAAACCACTTGATGGTCTAAGATCAGTACCTATAATATCTTTATCAAAAACTTTCATAGTATCAATGATTTCTTTATCACTATACATTTCTTGATAACCATATTTTATTAAATGAGGACACATGTGTTTTTCAATAACAAACTCTTTTAAATGAAAGTTACCTCTTGATCTATTTAATAATATATGTGTATTTTCAAACTTACCACCAGGTTTAAAATGATCTTTCATTTTTCTAAACGCATGAGATCTAAATTGACCAGTAACCCACACGTCAACCCTGTTACTTAGTGATTTTTCTTGTAACGGTGTAGCTTCTAGCGCTCTACCAAACTTAACAACTATATCGTGGCTTTCTATAAACTTAGCATTTTCATGCTTCATTATCTCTACAGAATTACCAACAAATATAACTGATTTATCTTTTACTATTTCCCTAATATCTTTCTCCATTCATCTGCAAATTGACAGTCTTTATATTCTTCAAACCAAGGTCCACCATTTGTAAAGTGTATACCTTTAGCGTTGCTAGCACCATTTTGCTCTCCAACTAAATGATTCCATATTTTATCAACCTCACTTATTTTATTTTCAGCCCAAGCTAATTGATGTAGATCGGCAGCACTTGCTTTATCTAAATATTCTTTTGTTAAAACTTCTTTTAACTTTTCATTATTAAAGACCATTAATGAACTCCAGTTTTTTCTTGGATACGCTTTGTTTACAACACCATCCATTTTAGTTGCTTTTGATTTATAATACTCATGCTTAACACAAGCTACTAAATCGTTATCGTTTAGTTGTTTAAAAATTTTAGCAACATCATCTCTAAATATAAAGTCGTTATCACAAAACATAGATACACCTTTGTACGCAGACATAAGTGGCACATAAAATCTAGTAAATGAAAACTCTGTTGATTCACCTTGTATATCTTTTCTACCATATATACCTTTGTCTATTAGCTTTTGTTTATATAAAGGTATTACTTTAATATTTTTATTATATGCTTTAATCGAATTGTAGCATGCTTTAGTAGCGTCTGGGTATCTGCTATCATGCCCTATAAATACTCTCATACTAATTGTTTTAATATTTCTTCAAATTTATCTAACTTAATCATATTAGACCCGTCACTCCATGCAGCGCTAGGGTTTTCGTGTACTTCAAAAAAGTAACCATCAACGCCAACTGCTTTTGCAGCTTTTGCAATGTGTATAGCATAGCGTGGTTGACCAGCTGTTGTGCTACCTGAATTAGGTCTTTGTGTTGAGTGCGTACAGTCTATTATAACTGGCACGTCTAATTCTTTCATATCTACGATCTGTCTAAAATCTACAACAAGATCACCCATACCAAACATACTGCCTCTTTCAGTTAGCATAATATTATTATTACCTGTACTTTTAACTTTATTAACAGCGTGTACCATATTGCTACCATTTATAAACTGTCCTTTTTTAATATTAACAGTTTTAAATGTGTGACCCGCAGCAACTAATAAATCTGTTTGTCTACATAAATAAGCTGGTATTTGTATAATATCTACAACGTCAGCTAACCTATCTGCCTGCCATGGTTCATGTATATCAGTTGTGATCTTACAACCATCTAGTTCTTTTAATTCAGCAAATATATCTATTGCTTTATCTATACCAATACCTCGTTTAGAGTTTACAGATGTTCTATTAGCCTTGTCAAATGATGCTTTAAAATAATAATCAAAGCCATACTTATCTGCTAGTTCTGAACATTTGCTAGATATTTCATGTGCTTGTATTCTACCTTCTAAGCTACACGGTCCAGCTATTAATATTGGTTTTTTCATGGTGTAAAGTTTATTATTAGTTTATGTTTTGGTATGTATTTTCTTAATAATTTTTTCCAGTCGCTTTGAGGCATTAATGTACAGTGCATGTTTTCACCGTCCATAAAATGTGCATACGAAGGACTTTTAGGTATAGACATTAGTATTGCGCCACAAGTGCAAGTTAAATCAGCTACATCTCTTAGCAGTGCTGGTATTTCTTCTAGTGGCACATGCTCTATAACATCATTAACAATTGTCAAATCAAACTTAATAGCTGGTGGTCTCATGTAATATTTAGGGTGAAAAGGATCGTATCTATAAAAACCTTGTAAGTTTTCGCCAAGATATTGTGTCATTGTCATAGCGTCATATTTATCAGGAACACGTTTACCTGGTTTAGTATATTTTTCACCATTGTAAATAGCTACCTTATGATCCCAAACTTGACCAGATCCACAACCGTAATCTAATACCATAGCACCAGGATGTTCATCAATAAACTTTTTAAGAGGTTTTAATACAGTTTTAAAACCCGCACCATTACCATAGTTACCTTTTTTTACTCTAAACTTACCTGTTTTAGGATCTAGTATTTTGTATTCAGCGCCTTCGTGTATCGCTTTGTATTTTTCTGCGTATTTCATTTTATATCATTATAAGTGTTAACTTCTATACCATCATATGTAGTTTCAACTACATCAACATCGTATAAACCTAGTATTCTGTTTTGCTCTAGATTTTCTGATTTATATTTATCTTTCATAACTCTATATGCTTTTAACAAATAAGGTTTATAAGCATATATACCTAAGTGTCTATCACCGTAACCTATATCAGATCTTGTAAACCACATTGCTTTACCATTTTGATGTATAACTTTAACATCATCTGATTTAGCACCTCTTGTGTAAGCGGTTAAACAGACTACATCTTTTTTATTCAATGCTTTTATTATAGGTTTCATTGTATCTAGATTTATATCAAGCATATCACCTTGTATATTTAATATATAATCATAACTACTTACTAAATCTAATACAACTCGCTTAGACAACCTATGTGTACCATTGTCAGCTTTACCCGTTTGTATACACCACTTAATAGGAAACAGTTTAGCTATACGTTTGCTATCTGTTGCTACAAATGTATCAAAGCCCATCATACGTACTTTATCAAACACAAGACGTATCAAAGGTTCATCATCGAACTTCATCAACATTTTGTGTTTGATTCTAGTACTATTAAGTCTTGCTGGTATAACTACTGCTATGTTTTTCATATCTTAGTACCAGATGTTCTTCTAATTATATCATCGTGATTAAACTCAGCCCAATATAATTCAAAAGCAACACCATCTTCAATACCTTCAAACTGATGTATTTTACCAGGTTTTACCATAGTAAAATCACCTGCTTCAAGTATTGTTTCATCAACAAGACCCTGATCTTCTTGCCATACTCTGACAAGCATTTTACCGGACTCTACAAAAAATCCGTTCCATTTAAATCTATGCTCGTGTTCAGAGCATTTAAATCCTTTATTAAATTCTATTCGGTGAAACTCCATGACGCCATTTTTATGGATCATTTCTGTTTTACCCCATATCTTACCTGCTTTCATTTACTATCTTTTGTAATTTTTTTCTATCACCAAACAATACTAAGCAATCATAATCTTTTGTTTCAATATCCTCTATCTTTTTTACGTTGTCAATAGCCCATTTAGCGCAAAACGCGTTATTTAAATTAGCCATCAACCTTGAGTTCCTAATATTGTATGGAGCTTCTACTATTGCTACTCTGTTCATTTTTTTAAATTATTAAAATAAGTTTGCTTCCATTTTGTTCCACCCATCCTAAATTTTCTAGGTACATCTCTAGTACTATGACCTTTTTTATTATAGTATAGATCTTCAGGCGTCCAATCATACCAACCATCTCTTTTTGCACCTTTTTTAGTTATCTGAAACTTTTTCAATGATTGATTTCGTTTGTTCGGAAAGTGAATACTTATAGATATTCTAGGCGTAAGTGATTCGGCTTTATGGTATCTGTACTGTGGTATGTACAATAAATCTCCAGCTTCCAAAACAAACTCATCAATAACTTTTCCAGGTTTTCTTTCAGGTGCAGAGTTATCATATATAGTCCATTTAACTTTACCTTCTGTGTGAAATAAAAAGTTTTCTGTACTATCACAATGCGCTGGAAAACCAACAGCATCTTTTTTACTTGAACAATATATATTAACTTGACCTCTTTCAAAATATCTTTCAAACTCATCGCATATTTCAACGAAGTCTTGTTTAGTATATTCTGCCATTGAAAGAACAAATGTTTTACCAGACTTCCATAAGTCTAGTATTTCTTTCTTCTTTAACATAGGTAATTTTAATTTACCTCTTTTTACTTTATCTAAACACCACTTAGTACCTTTACCATCGTAATCTAGTATTTGTAAGTGATTTAAATTTCTAGGATAACCATTTAATACATTAGTAAAGTCGTTCCATTTAAATAAAGTTTTAAATATATTTCTTCTAATAACTAAATGTTTTTTACCCCAGTAATGCAGCCAGAACCTCTTAGGATCGACTGGATCTAATATGTCTTTTATTGTATATTTACCCATCGCAACTTAAACAATTTGGGTCCATAGCTTGAGACGCAATATCACCTCTTAATACAGACTCTGTTCTCATGTAATATAGAGTTTTAATACCTTTCTTCCAAGCTTCTAAATGTACTTTATTAATCCATTTAGGATCTGCTTGTGAAGGAAAAGCTAAATTCAAACTTACAGACTGATCTATATATTGCTGTCTGATACCAGCTTGATTAACTAACTCTAGTTGATTAATTTCTTTGAAAGTTTTGTATACTTCCTTTATCGGAATATCGTGTTCTCCGATAGTAATTTTGTCTAATGCTTTGATACCTTGTATCGAACCACCGTCTTTTAAAATTTGTTTCCATATTTTTTCTGTGTTCAAACCATGTTTGTCTAGCTCAGCTACAA